CCGAAGTTGTTAGAAAAGGACATAAACCATATTATGGCGACGAATACGAACATATTAGAACTGAAGTTGGTATTTTAAGATGTTTGTATTTTGGAAATGATTCCAAGTTCTGTAATCCAAGGTATAGAAAATAAAAAAAGGGGGCGTAAGCCCCCTTCCTTTTTGTAGTTTGAGATATTATCTCAATTCTCTCAAGTCGAATGTTCTAACACCATCAACTGTGATTCTACCATAGAACCTGTTATTTACAACTTTCTTAGCGTATCTAGTCATGATACCCTTGATAGGTGTAAAGTTGAATGGGTTGTACATTGTTGGAGTAAGTTGCAATGGTACATATGGAGCGTAGATGTATCCAGTATCCAATAATGAAGTACCTTTGTGTCCCAACAACACCTGGTTTGCAGGGAAGTAAGGGTCACGGTAAACTTGATATCTACCAGCCAATGTTCCAACTCTTTCAATACCCATGTTGTATTGGTCTTGCTCGGGAGCTGCATTAGACACGTGGAAGTACTCCAAGTCGTCGAAGATAGCAGATACCTCAGAAGAGACAACAATCCAGTTTGCTCCACCTCTCAAAGTTGATTTGTGGATTTGAGCTGAGATTTGGTTGATTGCGGTGATAAGAGTTTGGTTCCAGTCCTTCTGAGTGTAAGGAGTTGTACCAGCGTTAAATCTCTTCCATCCGTTGTAGTCCCAACGAAGGTTCCAAGATGCAGCCTTTCTCAAGTCTCTTAAGATTTCGCGGTCGATTTCAGCAGCCACTTGCTCAGACAATAAAGCTGTCAATTCAGCTTCAGCGTCGATGTTGTGGAATGCTGCAACGTCTTGCGCCATTTCTGGAGACCATTGAGCTCTAAGTTTTCTTTCAGTAACCGATACAGTCACAGACTGAAGGTCGAAAGAAACTTCACCAATTTTATCTTCAAATTCAAGACTCTTGTAAATTCTATAAGTAGCGGTGAATGCTTGACTGTTTGCAGTTGTAGATGAGAAAGTAGAACCGGTATATCCATCAAGTGAAGAATCTCCACAAGAAATACATACAGGAACTTGTAAATCTACTTCAAGGTAAATCTTACCTTCAGCGTCACATACATCGTAGTAAGTACCACCACCAGTTTTACTGTTAGGGTAAATCAATGTTTCATCACGACCATATTCAACAATACCCTTACCATATTTCTGAGTAACAACTCTGAACAAGTAGTTATTGTTAGCGTTTGCAGCAGTGTTAACGTTACCAGCAGCACCACGGATTTGAAGGTCTGTTAAGAATTCTTCAGTGTCCATTGGTTGACCGTTAGGTCCGATAAGTTGACCCGCACCATCTGACGCAAATCCTGACATCATGATAAGAACTTTTCTGTAGTTGTCTTCTCCGTAAGCCGAAACAACCAATTGGTCAGCTAACCATGCAACAGTTCTAGTTCCAGCTGTGATTGCTGAGTAAGAACCTTTTGAATAATCGTAAAGACCTGGTGGGTCCAATGCTGGTTCGTTACCTTCGTAGAATCTATCGTAAAGGTCTTTTTGAGTATTGTAATCGTAACCACTGTTTGGAACTTGTCCTTCAGCTGCATTAGGTGAACCGAAAGGTGCGTAATGCTCAGTGGTACCTGGTTGGTAGCTCTGAATGTTTGGTACGAAATAGAACAACTTACCGATAGGTAGGTTCATTGCTTGTACAGAAACGATGTCGTTAGCCAAAAGCTTAGAGAATACTCTTCGTACGATTGGAAATACAACAGTTTCAAACGCACCGGTATCAGCAGTTGATGATGCTTCGTTAATCAAATATGACGCTTGGTTTTCATATAACTGCGCGATATTTTCTTTTAGGTGTCCGTTAAGCCCGTCAAGGAAACCTAACTTGTCCCATTTGTTAATTGTGTCTTCTTTGATAACTTTAAGGTGCTTAAGACCGATGTTACCAACAAGACCACTTTCTAATAATGCTCCCATTTTTGTTTTTTGTTTTTAGGATTTTTATTTATTTTTTACAATTTAGACATCAAATCCTTAATTCTTAAGAACTGAGGGTTTTCATATGTCTTTGACTCAATAAGGGTTGTTGCTGAACCCGAAGTTTTATTCGAATTCAATTGTCTTTCAACACTCTCTGAAATATTTTTAGTTTCAGTGTGAGAAAGTTCATCCTTAACAGTCTTGTAGAGTTGCTTTGATTCTTTAAGAGATTCTACCGAATCAAATCTTCTCAAGATATTTATTTTTTCTTTTTTGGTAGTGGAATGTTCTGTGAACAATCTTGTAGCATAAGCTAAATTAGAATTGAATACAGCAACTTCATTTAATTTTTCTCTGAAAACATTCAAAGCTTTTCTGTACTCTTCATTTTTTTCTCTGAGCATTTTTAACTCAGCGTCAATTGATTCTACTTTAACGCCATTATTACCATAAACATAATTTCTATTGTTTGTGATACCTTTTCTTAATCCTCTACCTTCTTTAGACCCCATTCCATAAGTTCTAGCAGCTTCTTTTGTTTCTTCTTTGGTTTCATAGTCTTTTTTTCCAGGTTGTGTTTTAGATTTGTCACCTTTGTTTCCTCCGAATTTACCTTCGTAGTCTTTGAAGTGTCCATCTTTACCTTCTCCAGCTTTCTTTTCAACACCGTCTACTTTTTTACGCTTGTATTCGTGTTTCTTGGAGCCGAAGTCATTCCCTTCTTCCATTTCACCTTCTTTGAACTCAAATTTTGCTTTACCAGTACCCATAGTTTTAGGGCCAGCCTTTTTGTGGTCGTCAAATCCTTTTTTAGGTAAAGTACTATCGTACTTAAACTTAGGATGACCCATTCCAACGCCTTTTGGTTTTACAGTCATTTTAGCTTCGGTCAGGTCGTAATCTTCAGAAGCCATCTCGTACTCCATCATGTCCGAATCTTCTTCATCCATCATTTCCTCGAGTTCTTCTTCCATTTCTTCCTCATCCATTTCTATTTCATACATGATTTCATCTTCCGAATTATCTTTTCTTGAAGAATAAAGAGCTTCTATAACAGCGTCTAAATCTGCATCTTCTTGCATATCTAGTTCTGAGAAATCCATTTCATCTTCCATCATGTCTTCACCTTCCATCATTTCGTCCTCTTCTTCCATCATTTCATCTTCTTCTTCCATTTCGGATTCTTCAAGTTTAACGATGTATTCAGTGTCCTCACTTTCGTCGGTTAGATGAATTTCATCTCCGTCTTTTACAACAACGATTCCATCTTCTGGTCCCATTGCTTTGAAAGCTTTGATTACTTCTTCATCAGTCATGTCGGTCATGTCAATAGTGTCTTCCATATCTTCGAAATCCATATCTTCCATTCCCATATCTAATTCTTCAGAGTCTTCCATATCCTCTACCTCGCCACCCATGTCTAACATGTCTAACTCGGTATCGAACTCAACCTCATCATCTTCTTGTTCAGAAAGAGATTCCTTTACTAACTGACTGATTTCTTCCTTCATAGTAGAAGCAAGTATTCCTTTTGCGTTTTCGGCAATTACCTCTTCAACGTTTTTCATTTGAATGAGTGCCTCTTCAACTAAATTTTTAGTTTCTTGCATGTAAATTGTTTTCATAATAAATAGTTATCAAAACAAAAAAATCCGTTAATACCTCTTTCATAGTGAAAAAGATATTGACGGAAATAAAAAAAGGTGGGTTTCCCCACCTTTAAATGCTTATTCGATTACCTCATCGATTTTACTTTCGACCACCGATACTATTCGCCAGTCGTGTTGAAACCCGGTATACTTTTTAGTAACCTTTGCTTCTACATCAGTGACTGAGAACCCATTAACGAGTTTTTCTTCTCTGATTTTTTTAACACGACCCGAGTTTTCATCTGGTAAATCATAAACGACTTTAGCAACGAAGAATTTTTCATCCATAATAAATAAATTAATAATTAACGATTTAAATAATCGGATAATTTTTTCATTAAGTCAACTGATTTGCCCATTCCAGAGTCAGAAATTTTTTGTTTTCTTTCTTCTTCAAGGTTTTCTTCATACATACTTCTTTCCTCAGGGCTACCAAAAAGGTACGCTCCAGGAGTTGATGGTGATGAAACGAGGTCAAAACAAATTAATTCAAAATCATCTTGAACTTCATTTTGTTCACCAATTTTTTTCAATGAACCTACCCCACGAGAAGAAACCCCCATTGTTACGCCTTGTCTTATAAGATTTGCGGCAATATCTCCTTTGGTTGACACAATTCCACTTTCATGAAAGCCTGGAGAAGTCAACAGCTTCAATTTACCCATAAGGATATTTCCATCCCACCATACGTCAGTGATAATGTGAGAAACTCTATCCAAATCAATTAGAGAAGATTCTGGGTGGTTAAGTTCAGAAGTTGATAACCCCTTTTTAATTGCATTTTTATATCTATCTGCTTCACGTTTTAAAATTTTCTCTGGATATACTCTACCATTACGGTTGGGCACACCATATTTTTGAAGAACTGCGTAAAACTCGAATGGATTTCTGTAATCTATTTCCTTTTTACCCTCTAGTATGGATTCATTTAATCGGTCTTTTGGTGATACATATCCAGCATCCATTTCAATCAGAATGCCTTTTCCACTATCTTTGGGACCTAAAATCGGTAAATCTTTCATTATATCTTTTAAAGATAAATATAATACTAGTTGAATGTTTTTAGATTCAACTTGTCTTTACTAGAACTAAAAGTAAAATAATCGTTTTTTATGATGCAATCTTTATAAATTTCTTTGATAATTTTTTTTACAAATTCTTTTAATTGTGAACCTTTAAAATCCATTTCTTGTTTTGTAAAAAGATTAATTTCAAGATTCATAAATGATTTTTTATTTACTTGAATTCCACTAGTTCGCAGGTCCAAATCAACTATAAATTTTTCTGAAAAAAAATCTGAATTGATACTTTGGTAAACAGAATGTTTAATATTTCTAGATAAGTTTCCAACAACTCGTTCCCAGTTTTCGGATTCTTGAACTGGGCAGACCCAAGTTTGTAAGTTTATGTATAGAGATTTAAGGTTTTTTGAATCGACAGTGCCAAAAGATGTTTTTAGAGATTCGTATTGATTAAGCTTAACCGTCTTACCTTTTTTCATTAATATAGAAGTTGAATATGGTTTATTTTTATGAAAAAATAACAAACTTTTCAACATTTCCAAATATTTCTATTATATGCTAATAGTTCAGGTAAACCAAAACATTGAAAAAGCTTTAAAGTTACTTAAGTCTAAAGTTATTAAAACTAGACAAAACCAAAAATTAAATTCTAAGAAAGAATTTGTTAAGAAATCCGAAAAAAAAAGAACCTCAAAAATTAAGGCTGAATATATTCAAACACTCAAGAATCAAGAACAATAGATTCTTCTAGTTTTTTTAGACGAACATAACTAATTTGGTCAAACTTTTCGATTTCAATTTTTCCAATTGTCTCACTGATTTTTGACTTTAAATCCATATCGTCTTCTTTACTTGATAAGACTTTAAGTTTGTTAACTGCAGACTCTTTTAAATCGCTAAATTCTTTTTCAAGGTCATTATTGTTTTTTGCTAAAATGTGAAAAATTTCCTTTCTTGAGGATTCATCCAAACTATTCATATATTTTGAAAGTGTTTGATTAGCAATTGAAACCATAGACTTAATAGGAATTTGTGGGATGTCTTTACCAATAGTATGTGTTTCCATCAATTTACTGATAATTGATTTTTTTGAATTCATACGTTCTTTGATATCAACCTTGTTAAAATAAACAACATTATCTATGTGCTCGTAAATGTTTTCAGATTTTTCTCCATTTTTCGGTAAAGAAGTTTTTTCTAGAAGATGTCTCACAACATTAATAGCTTCTTCCAAAAACTCTTTAGCGTCACTTTCAGTTAAACTTTGAGGTTTTGAAAGGTCATCATAAATAGAATATATTTTAGAAAAATATTTGTTTTCTAAAACATTATGTTTAAACTCCTTGAGAGTTTGTTTAAAAGTAGAAGTGTCTTTGTAAGATTCTACTAAGTTTTTTTCGATGATGGATTTAATTTGTCCGAAAGTCATGAGGTCGTTATTATTCACTAATAAATATTATGAATTTAACAACTTATTCAACTCCTCATCTATTTTACCTAAACTTTGCTGTGCAATACCCAAATTTAAAAATCTGCTTCCATATAAATCAGTTTCAATTAACATATTCATATCTTTGTCAATAACCGATTCCGGGGTGATTTCACCCCCAGCTGGAGCTGGTGCTTCTGGTGCACCACCAGGAATTTCACCCCCTAAATCCTCACCACCTAAGGCATCACCTAAGTCAGGAATACCCCCACCGCCAAATGATGCAGCAGCAGGCTCACTAACCTCTCCTGGAGGTGCTTGAGGAGCACCCTCACCTGGTTTGTTTCCATAAAGTTCATCTAACTGGTTAAAGATTCCAGTTTTAGAAATTACTGTTGGAGTGTTTTTAAGCTCTTCACCAATCGCTCTTTCCATTCTTTGCTGCAGCAAGTCAGTTCTGATTTCATCATCTGACCAATTAAAAATATGTTTTTTAGCCCACGTAGATGAGGATGGTTGAATACCGTTCCCTGGGTCAGAAACTAAATCTCTATACAACAATACTTTTTCTTTCCAAATATCAACTTTCAGCAAATCAGCCTGAGTTGATGGGTTCGTAAGTCCTAGGGTAAAGTTTGAAATTTCTTCTTCAAAACCCAACAAAAATAAATGCACAATAGCAATTTTGTTAAGCTCTTGAATCATAGATTTTTGAATTCTGTTGATTGTACGAGCAAAACGAATATCTTGTAAAGCTAAACTTTTACCATCACCAACAACTTCTTCAAATCCTAGAAATGCTTTAGGAATTCTAAGTGCTGTAACAAGTTTTTTCTGAATGTATTCGATATCGGCAATTTCAGATAAATTCTGAGCACCAGGCAAAGTCTCAATAGGTGAGGGTTGTGATGGGTCTCTTACAGGAATAAAATAATCTTGGTCGACAGCCATTTGATTAAAACGCATGTCAACATTACCAGTTTTAGAATCAACAATTTGTTCTCTTTTGAACTTGTTAGCCACACGCTGTACATATGATTCGACATCATCATCGTTCATGTTACCAACATAAACCTTGAATACTCTTCTTTCTGGTGCGCGTGAAGTACGATAAATCAACATTGCGTCTTCTGAAAGTAAAAGTTGTTTCCAAATACGACGTGATTTTTCCAACATAGAGGTTCCATACGGTAGTTTTCTATCGTCACCTAGAAGTCTAAAGTGAGCGACTTCCCATGGTTGGAACTCCATATTTTGAGTTTTCCAGGTAAATCTTAAACCTTTGTCCTCAGTGTTTTGAGGAACACCAACAGTAGAATTCCTTGTTGCTAATCCTTGTTCAAATCTTTCAATTTCAATATTTGGTAATTGTTGACATCCTACAACACCTTTTTCTGGGTCTAACCTCATGTAAACAAAATTATCACCGTACTTACAGGTGTTTCTTGTCCACATTGCTAAATTAGTATTGATGTCCAATACGTTGTTGAATAAATCAACTAATACAGATTTAATTCTTTTAGATTCAGAATAAACCTGTAGGATAATACCATCCTCATTGGGTGTGGTAGATTCCTCGGCATAAATGTCTAGAGCAGCAGAAATCTCAGGAGTATACTCCATAGATTCGTAATCGTAATATGATGCTAGTCTGTTTGGCTCATAATAGATTGCTTGCGTGTAAAGATTGTTTTCAACCTTTGCAAACTGATTTGCTAAATAGAAAGATTGTTTAGCCTGTAACTTTTCTCTTTCGTATTCACCTTTATCGGTTGTTCTTAAAAGTTCTTTCTTATCTAATTTGTAGACGGGAAAATCTTGATTCATCAAAGCATCAGGACCTAATGCCCTAGATAATCTTTGCCAAACCGTTAAATTTCTATTTTCCATTGCACTAAACTTAAACTATGTGAGTTTAATATAAATAGTTTTACCTACCAAATAACCAACCATATTTTTCATAGTCGGCCCTTGATGCTGAGTAATTTTTTGTTTGACCCATTCCGGGTTGAGAAAATTGAGGAATAGAAGGGTTGAAAAATTCAGACTTGTCTTTGTTTTCTGTCATTACCGTACTCCACGAATTTAACATAGCTTTTGTGTGGTTGGCCACTTTGACTAAAGAAGGAAAAGCTGCCTCTGCTACATATAGAGCCATAGAAATTGCCATAATAGCATCATCATGATGACCCCTTTGGTGGTCTGGTCTTCCATTAATGTAAATAAAAGTTCCCATTTCATTCATCAGCCTGTTTGAACGTATTTTGAAATCATGACGAATAGCTTCTTCAAGGGCCGCAATAATTTGAACTCTTTTGTTATTGAAATTTATTCCAGGAATTTTTTCTTTAATTTTTGGGTCGTATTTCCACTTATTACTCATATCAACCCCATCAAAATAGAAATTTTCATATCCTAACTCCTGTAGTTTTCTAGCGGTTGCAACACCCATTCCACCTGTTAAGTCAATAACACATAAAGCATTGTACATAATACCCCACTTATATGCGATTTCTGCTAAAGTATCTGGGGGTAGTTTACCGACAAATTCTAAAACTTGTTCTCTAGAATCAAAATCAATAATTTCAATACAAGAAAAGTCTTCGGAATCGCCTCGTGAAACATCTACACCCATAACATATTTGTGACCGTTTTCAGGCTCTTTCCAAATCCAAAGTTGTCCACCAATAAGTTTAGCCTCAGGCTCTTTGATATCGTTTTTTTGAATTGTCTGTAGCATTTGAGAATCAAAAACATTATCTCCAGACCCTAGGAAGTTACACTCCAATTCTTGAGCAACCTTTCTTCTGTCATATTTTAATTTTTTGACCATACTTTCAAACCAAGAAGAACAAGGTTTAAATCCGTCTTCAATGTATTGATGAAGTGTGGAAAGTTGTCTTTCACGTCTATTTTCAGCCGATAAGTCAATTATATTTTCTTTTGGGTACTCATCCTTATTGAGCAGATAATGAACAATATCATTGGTTTTTACCATGTAAAAATCTTTGGTGTATCGGGGGTCTCTATACCAATACATTTCCGTTATCTTGAAATCATTCATGCTTCGTAAAGCTTGGTCGTAGATTTCGTAATAAATTGGGTCAAAGCCGTTTGGTGTTGAAATTACAATGACCTTACCACCAGTTGACAAAGATGCCATACAAGCTGCCCAGAAATCACTATCAGCCTCAATAAAGGCCGCCTCATCAAAGATTAGGGTGGTCGGTGTATAACCCCTTAAAGCATCTCTTGAAGTTGCCACGGCTTTTACTTCACAACCATTAGATAATTTAAAGTGTCTTGCAGAGTTTTTTTCTGGCGCAAAGCCTATACCGACCCAGCTTGGCCATTGTTCAGTAAATCCCCTAATTTTGTTGGCAAATTCAACGGAAGTGTCGAGTTTGTTGGCAATAATAAGAACTTTTTCAGGCTTTTCTTTCCTAGCAAATGCTAATCTTTTACTTGCCCAAGCAGCTGTTACTGTTGAAACACCCGCCTGGCGGTACTTAAGAGCAATATTTTCATTATATTCCTCATAATCTTCAACCAGTTGCACTTGGTCTTGAAACAATTCCAATGGTACGTATTTGGAAACTGTATTATCGTAGGTCTGTAAATAAGTTTTAAGAGCATAAGCAGTGCTTTTCATGCACTTCTTGTACTCTATGATTACTTGTTCTTTAGTCATAAATTCTTAGTCAGGTCGGGAAATCCCTATGCCTGCTAAGAAATCTAAACCATCATCTTCTAAATCTTCACTAGATTCAAAACTTTCATATTCCTCCTTATTTTTCTTAGCCACTTTTATGAGTTCTTCAAACTTATCAGTTGCTTTTGAATTTTTGTCTGAGTCGTCAGAAATTGCATTTCCGACTATTTCCAGAAATTCCTCAGCAGGGAGTTTATAAAGTTCCATTTGGAACCAATTTATCAAACCCTTGTTCTCATCATCAAACATTTCGTCAGGTAACGCAAAACGAATTTTTTCAACAACTTGTGGTCCGATTCTAAGAGACCATGCCTCCATGGGCAAAGTATCTGTTTGACCCATAACTTTTTCACGAGTTTCTGGGTCTTCAGGTAGACCATATCTACCTTTAGCCTCTTCAATTCCTTTAAGAATTTCATGGCATAGCATTGGAAAAATTAATCCATATGCTTTAATTACTGTGTCAGCAGCTTCTTCGCCACCGCCTTCTTCACCACCATCTTCACCATCAGAATCACCTAATTCTACCATTGCGGCAATTCCACGCCCAGTATCGCTAGCGATTTCTATCATATCTTCCATAGTAAAATACATGAAATCGTTGAAAGCCATCAACTCAAGATACATTTGATAAAGTCTAGGGTCAATTTCATTAAGTTTTTTTCTAACTTCTGGTTTTTGGAATAAAAAATGCCCTTTTTTTGAAGTACCCTGAATTATCGCATTTATTATATTACGTTTGTGTTTTTCTAACTCTAATATCTCTTTGGGTGTGAGTTCTTCTATCTCAAACCCAGCTTTAATCATAAGTTCTTTAGCCTCTTCCTCATTTTCTTCGCCAAGCTCATCTGCGGCTAGTCTGAAATTGCTTATGTCGAGTGGCTGTCGATTAAGATAAGCCTCAATTACAAACCAATCTTTAGGAATCTGAGCCTCGTCTAGTGTAGCCTCGATTGCTAGGTTTTCAAGTGTATCCTTGTGGCGAGACTCAATATTAACAATAGTGGGAATTTTAGCCAAAATTTCCTCCATTAACATTCTAGCCATCATAGGAGAATTTATTGATTCAACACCAGTAACTTCCCTAACTTTGTCCACGACCTGCTTAAATCTCCTTGTGGCCAAACGTTGTATTTGCTCGTTTCCCCCTTGGAAAACAGGATTTTTTGCTAATGGATTTTCTGGGTCCCTAAGTTTCCGTTCAAATTTAGGGTCCATTCTCTCGGGGTAATCCCCGTAATCAATTTGTTCCTGAATTTTTCTACTTTTTGCCATCACGAAGAATACCTTGAATTATTTTTAATACATCATTTTTAGCCTTTTCAATTTTCTTCTGCGAGGCTTTAGGTCCTGGATTAGGACCTTCGAAAGGTTTTTTTCCCGGGTGGGCTGGTCTAGTGCCAGGCTTTGTATCAGGTTTTGTCGTAGGCTTAGCGGGAACTGTTTCAGTACCGGCTTCACTCATTGATTGTAACATACCCAAATCACCAATTGGTCTACTCATTTTGATAGACTTACCTTTTTTAGATTTGGGTTTATACACTGAACGACGGATTACTCCTTGTTCGGCAATTGTTTCTAGGAACTCTGCTTTTGTCATTTTTGGTTCTAAATAATTTTCAACCAAAGATACAATTTTTTCTTCAATAAAAAAATTCATCGGAGAAGTTCCTTCTTTCAAACTCTTTTTGACTGCCTTAACGCACCTTTCGAACTTAGCATTTTTCTTAGGACCCAACTGAGCATGACAAATTGCATATGGATTAT